GTGTGTATATTACTGGTTGAGTGACCAGCCCCCCTTTCGGATTTAGGTCACTATATGTTGAAGCCACCATGGTTGGTGGGAGCTCCATGGCTCATCACGACATAAACGTTCGTGTAGTCTGAGACGTTGCCGCATCTTTCCTACTAGTTCGTCCTTCTGTGTCACAAGGCGAGTGGTGCTTGTCATTTGGGGAGTCTCTCACGACCCGGTCCGGGTTAGTCTGGTGTATCGGTCGTTTAACTGAGTTACCATTGCGGTTAGCTACTCTACCTCAGCCCCGACGTCTAATGTACCACCAGGTTTCCTCCTTACGGTGCGCGTAACGTACGCTTCCTATGGATTAGTGATCCACAGGTACTACCCCCAAAGTCTGTCCTGCTTGTTAGCACGAAACACGATCGGATATGTTGGGACCTAACAGGTCAGCGGCGGTGCTCGCTGTCATGCTCGTTGAAGCATGGTCTTACCTTGAGTGCTTGGGAGCACAATGAAACAACTTAATCCACGTCGGCAATGAGCATTGGGTTGCCATTGCGAGGTGTTAAACCAAATCTCCTGCCAATCGCGCTCAAGGCGCTTCTGGCGAGTGATTTGCTAACATCAGTGATCGCATTGCCGAAGAAAGTCTTCACCTCAGATGTCACCGCAGCGGCGGCATTTGTCACCAATGGATTGTGGGGTGGTGGCGGGGTGGAGATTTGGGACAATGCGGTTGCATCGTCAAACATGACCTCATAGTTGATCACGAATTCGAGGAACAGGACCCCAGTGTTTGCAGGCCCACCACTAACATAAATGGTGACGGGTGCAACCTTGTTGAGTGGTGCAGTGGTGAGCTGTGCACTATCAAGGGAGACAGTGAGAAAGTTGCCTACAGGGTGTGAGGTCCGAGCAGGGATGCAACTAACGGTCTCCAAATCAGCAAAAGGCTGATTATAGACGACTGAGGAACCGTATGAACTGACATCTGTGCCTGCGTACAGCGCAAGGGACTCACCAGCCCATTGGCGGAGCTGCAACACTCCTTGGCTATTGTTATCGTTGGTGAGGCGCTTGAGCGTGAAACCAGTGGAAACTATTCGGTAACTTGAGGAACCTGTGATAGCAGCAGGGCTACCAGCAAAGTTACTCCAGGCGGTCACGGCAGGTAACACGCCAGCGCCAAAGGAAGCATAGGGTAAGTAACTATATTGGGGATAGAAAACATACGCGAGCTCACCAGAGGCGCCGGTTGATAACGTGAGTGACCCACGAAAGGTTTGAGCTAAGGTCTTAGCCGAAGAATGGTCAGGAATCTTAGCTCCCACGGCGTGGATGCAAAATGGATCAGTGAGGCCACAAACTTGCTTGTGCAAGGTCATGACATCAGGACGGGAATTAGAGTTGTTTGACGAGTTGACCACTCGTCGTGGTGCGGACGATGTCCGCTCTGACTGTGCCTTACGCTTGGCTGGCGTTTGGCGATTAGCGCGTTTTGAAATACTGCGTGGCATTATTCCAGGAGGTGGACCAGTTCATGGTAGCTCTGTTGAAGAGTCCATGAACTGACATCAATTTCGTTGCCGAAATGATGTAGGCCACGCGGATTGAGACACCAGTTGCGTAGGGATCGTTCGATGCGGAGCTGACGCTCCTCATCGACTCCGAAAGCCAACCAAAATGTGTGGCGGGCGATAGGGTGGATCTCTTGTGGCTGGATGTCTAGCGTGTCAAGCATGCCCAATTGTTTCAACTCACGACGCGTGCGGAGTTGGAGACCGTCAGGGGCGTGCTGAATGCCTGTACCACTGGTACCGCGCAGAAGCGCTAGTGCGAACTCCTGGAGGATTGGTACTCCAAGGTTTAATACAAGCTCACAAGTGCCTGTGGCATGTATAGTTCTGGAACGATAAGTCTCATTGTCCCAGTTCCGCACTCCACACAAGGCTTTAGACATGACGTCAACATAGTTCCTAACAAACTTTACCTTGCCTGGTTGGAACTCAACGATGTTTGATCTGCAAAAATTTACCTTGTGGATATTATCGACGGCGGCGTCGATCTTCATCTCCATACCCATTTCCAGAAATGCCTGGCTGACCTTTTGGGTGAAGATGGGAAGCTCTGACCTCTCAATTATGATGATGCAATCATCGCCGTCATCCAGACAGTCCCACCTAGGCAAAGCCAAGTGGAACCGGCAAACAGCAATAACCATCAGGAGCATAATGACTATGTTACCTACGGCAGTATTCATGTCACCTGACATCCTACCACCACACGTGGTGTACTTGATGCCAAGGGTTGTGAAACACTTATTGCTGAGTTGCTGGGACAAAAGGTGCATGAACTCGCGGTCTGAGTTACACGCACGATAAACGCGATGTTCGGCGCGCAGGTGATCAACACTGACGTGCTGGTCAAATCGACTGGCATCCAGAACAACAAACAAAGGGTCCTCAAACTGGGCTGCCTTTGTTACAAGGAGGTCAGCCCTGTCAACGGAGTTGAGACCCTTAGCTACATTACGAGTGGGTTCAACACCATCGGAGGCATGTTTGTACAAGTATATCTGTTCTTCTATTGGACGCAAGTGGGATGATAACGCAACGCAATACCTGGGACCACGGAATTGTATGGCCCTGGGATCCGGGTTCACCTTTGCGTTAGGATTGAAACGCTCTGCTTTTATGAACATCTTTACATTCGCATCGCTGTTATTCAAGCCAAAGGCTAAGTAATCATCGGCTGCTTGCTTATACCTACGTGCTTTGGAACCACTATTGCGCTCACTCAGAGCGTAAATGTGTTCACGGGTCGTGGGGTGGAGCTTGCGAGAGAAAACCTTGGAGGCTTCCCTCAACCATGATTTGCCCTGTTCGGTAGGCAGGGGCACTACACCGCAAACGCGGTTATGGATGGATTGCAACTGGTTGTGGATACAATCGTAGTGTATTGTGGGCTGGTAACACCCCTCTATTGTTGGGGCGGCAACTCTTACCAGGAGTCGCTTATGTTCGTCACCGCTGGGAATGGGAACACGGCATATCTTTGCACCCTTTGCTAAGGGCTTTAAAATGCCATGTTCACCACAACAGACACCACCAACGGTGACGGGGCCTCGTCAGCCGTCTGGTAGGTGCATCAACGTGCCAACCTCACCTTCGGTTGTACGTGATGCCCTCCAGATGGAGCGGAAGACACCTCTATTGGACCACCAACTACGACGCGAGTCTTCAATTGCAGTGTATGACATTGCAATAGTCA